GCTTTACTCTAGCTATTTTCCCTACGCCAGAACGTCGATTTTTTTGGATACTCGGGAGCGGAGGGTGGCGATCATGTCGCGCTCGGTCATGCCGGTCGCCCACTTCGGTCGGAGTTGGTAGTGGGGCTCGTCGTTAAATTTCCAGCGACCGCCCCACTCGAAGCCGAGGGATTCGCCGAGGGGTCCGAGTTCACGGTAGAATGCGTGGTCGCCGTGGTAGGTCTTGCCGTCTTTGGAAAATACGGCGACATCGAGAGCCAGTGAGTAGTTGTGCATGGAGGCCCCACCGGCGGCGTTACTGACCCTAGGGCCGGGCGTGGTGCGGCCTTTGGCGTAGAGGGCGTCCTGCTCGGCCCATGTGCGGAGCCCACAGATGCACTTGACGTCGAGGCCGAGCGGGGCGGCGAGCTTTTTGGCGGCGAGGATAAATGAGGCGGCGCGGGCGTACAGATCCGGGTGGAGGGTCGAGAGGTTGCGCTCGCTGCGTTCGTCGAGGTTCATTTGTCGCGGAGGAGTTTTGCCTCGCCGTATTTCTGCCAGGCGAATGCCATGGCGTTTTCGCCGGGGGATTCTGGTGGCGTGTTCGGGATGTATTTTGCGCTGAGGGCGAGCTGGAGGTTGCCGAGCTCGCCGATGCGGTCGCCGAAGGGCGGGATGGGCACGTTGACGCAGGAGGTCAAGAAGGCCATGCCGAGGAATACGAAAGACAGGAGGACCATCAACAGCGCGATCCGTCGGGGTCTCATTTGCCTTTGCGGATCACGTTGATGAGGCCGACTAAACCGAGCCCGGTCGCCACGATTTGGTTCTGAAGCTCTGGCTCCATGTGGACGCCTGCCGCTGTGGCGAGCAGGATAAGCCCACGCCATGTTGAGTTCTGTGACAGCGAATCGATGATTTTAAGTAGGATGAACATAACTATTGAGGGCGCGTGTCAAGTTTGCGCTCCACGCGCTCGATGACGCTGCGGGCGCTGGCGATCACGGTGAGCATTTCGGAGTTGGCTGTTTTGAGGTGCTCGACAAACTCCTCGGTCTGTTTGTCCATGCGGGTCTGGAGGTTGTCGAGGCGTCCGGTGAAGTAACGAAAAAGGGTGAAGACGGCGGCGAGGCCGATGACGAGGAGGCAGACGAAGAGCCAGCGGTCCGACTGACCGCTGGCGTAGTTCGTTAGCTCGAGGAGCTGCTTGTCCATTTTAGGAATTCGCCTGGGCGATGAGGTTTCCAACGATGGCGGTGGTTGCCACGTTTGCGAGGCGGTCCGTGTTCAACAAGTCGGATTTAGCTTTTATGGCCGTGATGTCCGAGTTCGCTGGCGCGGTGTAGGAACTGCCTGCGAGGCGTGTGCTTGTCGCTACGTCCACGCGAGCAAGCTCCACGGCGAGCTCGGTGCGTGTTGCCGAGGCGATGCTTGCCGCACTCGGCACAGATGGCGAGTTGGTGAGCGTCGTTACCGTTCCGCCGGTGATTTCCTTCGTTGGTGCGCTCCACACTGCGGACGCGTTGGCGGCTGCTGTCGGGGCTGCTGTGGTCGGGATGCTGTCGATTTTGCCACCGACACGCTCGAGGTCCGCGCGAACTGCGGCAACGATGGAGACTTCCGAGAGGTTCGTATTTCCGATCGCGCCGACGATGGCGTTGAGGACGGCTGAACCGTCGGCTTCGTTGAGGAGCGATCCTTCGACTGCCGTTGCGATCTGTGCGGTGGTCGGCGCGGCGCTGTATGCCGAGCTTGCGAGGCGTGTGCTCACGGCGGCGTCCACTCGGGCGAGTTCGGTGGCGAGCTCGTTGCGGACTTGTGTGGCGATGGCGGCGGCGGTCGGGACGGTCGGCGCGTTGGTCAGCGTGGTCACAACGGCCAGCGTTCCGGATGGCGCGAGGCGACTGCTGACCGTTGCGTCGAGGTTGGCCAGTTTTGTGGAGTTGGCGTCCATCTCCGTGCGGATCTGGGCGACTGTCGGTGCGTTGCCTGCGCTGGAGACGGCGGCGTCAATGCGGGCTAACTCCACAGCCAGCTCGGTGCGGATCGCGGCGGCGGTGAGGACTGCCGATCCGACGCTCGCATCTACGGGGACTCCGCTTGCCACACTTGACGCCAATGGGATAAATGCCGATCCGGTCAACGCGCCGCTTGCGTAGCTCACGCCGTTGCGGACATCGGTGGCGGCTGGCATCGCTGCGTTTGCGGTTGCGTCGATGAGGGTCTTAGCGCCTGCGGTGTCGCAGAAATTAAATACGGCGACATTGGTTCCCTTTTTTTTTAGGCGGATGCGGCCATTGACAGGGCTTTGGCCGAGCGTGCCAAATTCGATTTGCTCGACGATTGTGATCGATGATTGGCTCACCACATTGCTGACGCCAACCGCTGCGGACAACCCAACAGAGCCACCACCAAAGCCGTTGCCGACTGCGCGGGTTACGGTGACTTGACCCGTGGATTCGTTGTTGATTGCAGGTGCGGCAACGCCACCGATGGCTTGGCCTACAACAGTTGTATTGCCTGTTGAAGTTGCTCTTACACCATAATTTGCGGAAAACGCACCACCCGTCACATTTCCAGTTATCGTGCAATTACCGGCCCCAGTTAGGCGGATTCCCTCGCCTCCTCCAAATGAAGTGTTAGACGCGCCTGTGACATTTCCAACCACAACCAATATGGCAGCCACATTGCTAACAGCGGCAGTTCCCGATGACAACCCTGCACCGCCTGTTAGGTTACCAGTTATTGTTAGTGTCCCTGTACCTATTGAGGTAACAACTCCATGAGCAGAGGCTGAACCTCCACTTCCCGCAAAAACATTTCCTACGATATATTGGTTTGTTACTGGGTTAGCGGTGACACATTGAAATGCAGTCGTGCCCCCATAGATGTTAGCGGTTAATGTAACGCCATCTGAAAGAGTATATGACCCGCCAGAAGTAGCTCCACCCGTGGCATCGCATCTAACCTGTCCAGCACCGCCAAGGTTGGTGGACACATTGACAGTGACCGTGAATGAGTTTGCTACCAGCACATCGCCGCTGGCAAAGGTGACTGCCGAGGCTGTCCCGCTGGGCGTGGTGGCCCAGACATCGGCGGAGTTGATGTTCCCCGCTTTACGCGCAAAATAGGTTGGCATGGCTTAGAGTCCTTTGGCGGCGATGTAGGATTGGAGGGCCGCTTGGATCGAACCCACGGCCTGCTGTGTGGCTTCGTCGCTGCCAGCCAGTGAGCCGAGTGCAATTCCGATGGCAGACTCGTCTGCGGTGATGACCTCGCCGTTTTCAAGGCGGGTCGGGACAAGGCGCATGGCGACATTGGCGTCTGAAGAACCATCGCCCAGATACCGGCCCGATATGGCCAAATTGAGCGAGAGTTTTGGGTAGGTTTTGCCGTCGATTTGGAGTGGGTTTGTAGCGTTCATAGGTGTTGGATTTTTTAGGTTAAGAAAATTGGAGATTGGTTTTGTTTGACCACGCGCCGGTGGCGCTGGCTTCGCCGGTGACTTCGCCTGCGGCGTCGGTGGTGGTGCGGGAGATGTCCCAGAGGGCCGAGTCGTAGATGCTGCCGCTGTTTGGGAAGTCGGCGTAGGCGAGTTTGCCGTAGAAAAGGTTTGAGCCGATGATGTCGAAAACTTCGACTTTATCGGGCACGGGACGAGTGCCGATGCGGAAGACATTGCCGCTTGCGTCTTTTGAATACAGGCAATGGTCGGCGAGGTTTTGGACTAGCTCTCCGACTGCGAGATCGCCAGCGAGTGGGATCTTGCCAAGGACGGAGGATTTTTTGGGAATGATTTGTGTGGCCATGTGGCTTGTTTATTTCGCGGAGACCCCCGCGTGGCGAGGCGCTATGGAGCGCCCCGCCGGGGTTGGTTGGTTAGTAGGTGCCGCCGTCGATGCTGGCCTCGAGGCTGTCCAGGCGTGCGTCTAGCGCGTCGTCTGCACTGGTCCTGGCTGCTGCCTCTGCCGTGATGTTGGTCTGTAGGCTGGTGTCAGCACTCGCTCTCGTGCTGGCCTCGCTTGTGATATTTGACTGAAGTGTCGAGTCTCCGCTGGCTCTCGAGCTGGCCTCGGCCGTGATATTTGACTGAAGAGTCGTGTCGGCGGCTGCGCGTGCGGACTCTTCGGTGTTGATGTCGGCCTCTGCTGCTGTGACTCTACCGGCCAATGCTGTGGCGGCTGTGTTGGTCACGCCAAGCGCGGTGGTCAGCGTTGCATCACCGGCTTCACGGCTCGAGACTTCGGCTGCGAGTGCGGCGTTGTTGCTGGTCACATAACCGGCGAATGCGGAATCGTTGGTCGTGTCGACCGAATTGATCAAGCTGACGATCTCGGCGAAGCTGTCCTTGTCGGCATCAGCGGCGGAGAGGATCGCGTCAACGCGATTTTTTTCCGTTGTGATCTTGCCGTCGAGGGTCGTGTCAGCGCTGGAGCGAGCGGAGGCTTCTGAGCTGATCGCGGCGGCGCGGTCTGTGAGCTCTTGTGCGAGTCCTGCGGCGATGCCACTTTCAGCACTTTGCGCCCGTGAAATTTCCGAATTCAGCGAGGAGGTGAGTGTCGAGTCGCCTGAGCTGCGAAGCGCTGCTTCTGCTGCTACGGCGTCATTGACGAAGGTCTTCTTGGAGAAGATGTGCTCTCCCGCTATTGGCAAAACGCCTTCAGCGGTTCCGATGAAAAAACTCTTGTTTGTGGAGTCGAAGGCGACCTCGCCGACTTGAAGAGAAACCGGACTACCGGAACCTCTTTTTACGCGAATGATTGGATTGGGCATGGCTAATTAGGGTGTTGTTGGTTTTGGTTGGGTGTTCGTGGGTAGGGAGATTGTCAAAAACTGCCGCAGTCGATGACCGGGATCATTAGGGCGTAGGCGGTTGCGGTAGGGCTCCAGCGGTAGGGCATGCCTTCGTCGAGGGCCATGTAGAGGCGGTCGGATTTGCCGGGGGTGGGAAAATTGGAGCGGGTGGGATATTCGACGACGATGCCTGGCAGCGTGAGGTCGAAGCTCGAGAGGTCGAGTTGCTGGGTTAGGTTGCTCTCGGTGATTGTTGTCATGCGAAAACGAGAGTCTCCCGGTTGAGCCACGATCCGGTGGCGGTGGCGACTGCGAGGACGCGCCCGGCGGCGTCGGTCGTGGAGCGGCGGACGGTCCACGATGTGGCGGTCTCTGGCAGGGCTGGCAAGGCGGGGCGGTTGGCGTTGAGGAGTCGCCCGCTGTAGGTAGTGAGGCCGTCGAGGCTTTGGTCGAAGGCGAAAAGGTAGAGGGTCGGATCGAGCGGGGGCTGGACGGTGCGCAGGCCGAGGGCGGTGCAACTGATCTGCATTCCGGCGGCGGGCGCGGCGTCAAAGGTGATCGTGCCGGTGGCTTCGCTGACGAGGTAGTCGGTGGTGGGGGTCTGCGTGACGCCATTGAGGGCGACGAGGACATGCTCGGGGTCGTTGCCTGCGAGGCCGTCGATGAGGAATGTGGTCGCGGTGCCGTCGCCGGTGCGGACGGTGGTGTTGATGCTGAGGCCGGGGGCCGATGCGACGATGTAATCGGAGAGGCCGGTGATGTCCGTGGCGGGGTGCGTGTGGATCGCGTCGGCTTTGTTGGCGGATACCCAGAGATCGTAGGCGGGCGACCCGGTCGTCGCAGTAAATAGCGCCCAGCTAGAATGGCCGGGTGGGTAGCCTGGATTGTTCGGGTTTGAAACTCTTTTGTAGAGGAGTCCGTCGGTGTAGGTAACGACGTCTCCGAAAGTGTAGTCTAGGCCGTTGTTATAATCGCCGCGATAGTTGACTGCCTGGGGCTGGAGGGCGGTGTCGGCCTTGGCTCCCTGCGCTGCGGTGGCTTTGCCGTCGATCTGCGTCTGGAGCGATCCGATGCTGGCGGCGGCTTCGGCGATGCTGTCCAGCGCTGCCGGATCGAGGTTCGCGGCGAGGTAGTCGATTCTCTGGCCAAGGGCGGAATCTGAGGCAGTGAGGGCGGCGAGGTCGGCATTTAGGCCGGTGATCTCGCCTTTGAGATGCGTGTGCGCGGACGGCGCAAATGTGGCTGGCTTGCCGGTAAGGGAGGACCAATCGACGGGCGGGGAGACGGCAACGACGGCGCTGGCGAAGTCGGTGATGTCGGCAGAGGTGTGCGTGTGGGCGGATGGGGCGAATGTGGCGGGCTTGCCGGTGACGCTGGCCCATGTGGGAGGAGGGGCAAGAAGTGCGATGGCCTGCGCGGTCCGCAGCGGGGTCATCCAGGCGGAGTTGTCTGTGCCTGCCTCGGCTTGCGCTTGGGTGGCTTTGCCGTCGGGCATGGCGGCGGGTGTGCCTTCGGTGCCGATGATGACGGAGTTCTGGATCTCGACGGGGAGAGTGGCGGTGCGGGTGGCTTCGCCGGTGGAGGTCCACTTGACCTCGAGAAGGGCGGTGACTACGGCGGGGGAGGATGCGAATGCGGCCTCGAGGGGGATCGTGTTGAGGTCGAGCACTCCTCCGGCGGCGAGGGCGAGGAAATTGGCGTCGGCGTAGGTGGCTTTTAGCGCGGTCGTGAAGGTCGTGCCGGCGGGGGTTGGCACAGCCGCCCCGCGTTGGACGAACTGGATCTCGAGGGCGAGGAGGTCGCGGCGCTTGAGCGTGAGCGCGGGGAGAGCGGCGGAGGATGCCGCGCTTTTTACGAACCGCCGAGATGTGAGATCGATGAATAACTTCATGCCGCTACGAGGCGGCGTGATGTCAAATGCGCGGGGGGCGCGGAACTAGGTCAGGAGCGGAGCGGAGGGGGTTATACAGTAGGCCAGAGCTTTTGCGCGCCGTAGTAGACAGCCGTGGCGGGAGTAGAACCTGCATAAATTGCGGTGGCGATGCTGCTGCCTTTGTAGAGTGGCGGGACATCTTGGATTTCATATCGTTGAATGGATCCAGCACTGGATGGGGCGATTGCTGTTTCGCCATTGTCGGAAATTGGATTACCTATCCAAAGATAAGATACCGGCGTAAATCTCACAAAGTCCCAAACCGTCCCATCCCACGAATAAAGAGCGCGACTTGAAATTTGGTTTATGGTTACAAGCGTTCCCGAACTATTTAACCTCGCTGATCCATCGGTTAAATCTCCTCCGAGCTGTGCCCAAGTTGATCCTGTTTTTTTGTAAATTTTTACACCGGCATTTTGGATTGCGATAACCGACCCGTCAAAATTTACAGAGAATGTGGATGAGTTAGAGGTCAATGACGCTGAAAATTCGTATGAAAAGGCGTAAGCTGAACCGTTCCAAGAAAACAGTTTTATCGACCCTCCTATCAAAACAAAAACATGATTTCCATCCACAGAAATCTCAAAACCTCTGTAATTATTTCCGTAAGGGCCGTTAGTAGGGAACCAAAGGCTGGTGCGCGTGCCAGAAATTCCTGCATTTATTTCTATAAGATTCCCTCCCGGCCCACTGTAATAGACAAACCCTAAAGCCCCGTTGTCGGAAAATAAAATGCTTTTAGGAGTGTATGCACTGGGGCTATTCGGGTTATTTGCAGCAGGAGATATACTTGTTCCAGTCTGGCTACTCGGCGAGGATGGGTTTGCAGCTATAAACGGAAGGTAATTTATTGGGCTTGTGCCGCTAACGGAGATCCCATAATAGCCGGTTGTGTCCGGCGTAAAAAACTTAAAATCCCAAGCAACCGACGCCCCGTTCGCCGAAATTTCCAGTAATCCAACTCCTTCGTCGTAAGCTCCAGTCACAGGAGTATCTCCCCCAAGGCCCGGAACTAAAGAAGACCATGCCGAACCGTCCCAATCAGTCGCACGGATTCTACCTTTATAGACGGTTGTAAATGAATAAAAAGTATAAGCATTCACATCCTTGCATCGCAAAAATCCGCGCATCCCATTTGCGGTTAATTGCACAGCCGTCGGGGTGCCCACATTGCCAATGCCAACAGAGGGACTTGGCGACCCTTTTTTAGTTAAGGCAAAGCTCATCCTGTGACGATGTAGAGAGTCGTTTCGACTGGGGACGCAGGGAGCGAAGCGACAACCGCCACAGTTGTGATGCCGCCAGTTAAATTTAACAGCCGCGAGTCGTTGCCTTGGCAGTAGGTGCCAGCGGTGGTGCCAAAAGTGTGCGTGTGATTGCCTTCGGCAAACCTTCCGGCAACCATTCCAAACTGTCCTGCCTGCAATACCCCGCTGGTGCCCGTGATGATTGGCACTCCGCTGGTCGTGCCGATGGCTCCGGCATTGGAGATGTTCCCGTGCGTGTGCGCTGTCGGTGTGCGGGCGTCGGAGAGTCGGGAGTCATTGCCGATGCAGACCGTGCTGGATGTTGTGCCTGTCGGGATGCGGGCGATGGCGAGCGTGCCGCTGGTGATGTCGGTCGCGGCGTGGGGGTGTGTGGAAGCCGCGTAACTCCCTACTGCCTGCTTGCCATCTAGCGCCGTCTGCAAGCCAGTAGTGTCCGAAATAGCGTGGGTGTGGGCCTCTGGCGGGAAGGTGCTGGGTACATCCGTCAGGTCGTTGTAGCTGGTGCTGCCGCTTGGCGTCTGCGGCACCCATGCTGTGCCGTCCCAAGTGACGACTTGGCCGCTTGTGGCGGTGGATTGTGTGAGCTCGGAAAGCGGGTGGGTGTGAGTCGCTGGCGTGAATGTGGTGGGCTTGTCGGTCAGGTCATTCCATGACGAGACGCCCCCTCCGCCTCCGCCCAGCTCTTCGATGGCTTGGGCCACGCGCAAGGGCGACATCCATTTTGTGTTATCGGAGCCGTCTTCGGCTTCGGCCTGGGTAGCAAGGAAATTGGGTGTGCTCGAGGTATAGAAAAGCGGCAAGTCGGCTGGCGCGCCTTCGTCGCCACGGATAACATCGTTGAAGATCGTGATCGGGAGCGTCAGCGAGGAGCCGACGGAAGAGCCGCTCATCCACTGCACCTCGAGCATTGCGGTGATGCTGGCGGGTTCTGTGGGGAATAGTGCCTCGAGTGCCGTGGTGTTGAGGTTGAACGATCCGGTGTAAACGGTGTCCGCGCCGGTGCCTGTGACTGAGAGCGTGTCCGTGGCTAGAAACTCTCCTGCAAAATCCTCCGCCGCCTTTACTCCCACGCGGGCGATCGTGCCGACGGGCAGCGTCTGGACGGCACCGTCGCGCAGGAACTGCACCTCGAACGCATCGTTGTCCCGGCGCTTAAATTCCAGACGGGTCGCGGGGCGGGTGGCGGTGGTAAGAATCTTCCGGGAATCGATGTCTATGAATATACGCATGCTATTGCCTTGAGGGGGTGTCAAAAGCAGACGGGGAGGGCTTACGCGGAGGCGCGGGGGTCGCGGAGGGGGGAGAGAAACTGGAAACTGGAAACCGGAGACTTGAGACTTGAAACCTCGATGGCTTCCCACTTGCCGAGAGGACATCGCTCGGTTGCCATGCGGAGTTTTGCCCAAGTCGAGCACCCGCACTTGCGGCAGCGGCCCGTGGCGTTGAGTGCGGTGGCGTCCCATTCGGGACAGGCTTTGCACGTTGCTTCGCGGGCGGCGAGTGCTTCGGGTGGCGTGGTCGCGAAGCCGCCGCGAGCGAAGCGATGCGCGGCGTTGCCGAATCGGGCGAGCATTTGGGCGCGGCGTGTTGCGCGATAGATTGATAAATTTATACTCACGAAACCACTAAATTTGGCACAGGCGGTGGGCCATATTGTTGCTCTGGGGAACTTGAGTCCCCTGTAATATAATAATATGCAAATGGGCCGATGCCATTGATTGTGAATGTCCC